AGCAACCAATGCTTGATCACCAAAGTCAGTGGTAGATGCAGCCAGGTTAGCTTGACCACCATTCAGTGCTTTAATGTGATACTTGTTAAAGAATGCATAGCTACTGGTAATCTGAGTGTAACCGTTGTTAGTTACAAGGATACCAGGACCGTTCAATCCAACATGGGTGTAGCTATCTGCAACCATAGACCGCAGTGGGCTGGCAGCGTCTAGCACAGCACCATCGACCAACATACCACCACCAGTAGGCAGGGAATCAATATCACCAGCCAAACCACCAGCAGGTTGTTCAGCATTCAGAGCGCTGTTGTCAATCTCAGAGTCAGAGAAGTTAGTGCAGTTCTGGATGTAAGGAGATTTATAAAGTGTTGCACCAGGATAGAATGCAAAGTTCCAACCTTGATTAGCAGGTAGGTCAGCATCCAAAGCGTTAGCTCCAGCGTTGTTGGCTTTCATACCAGTCAACGTCAGGTTCTGAATATACGAACCACTGTTCAATTGGAACAGAGCGTGGTTACCAGCACTTTGGTCGCCTTGAGTTGCAACAGTTGGGTGTACAATACAGCTACGTAGTGCTTGACCAATAATAGAAACGTTCTTTTTAGTGATTTGAATTGGAGCTACTTCTTGGTACACACCAGCAGCAACAACAATAATACTACCATCACCATAGGTAGCATCAGCGTTAACTTGGTTTACAGCTGCTTTGATAGTACGCTTAGGACGGCTAATACGGTGACCGTCGTTAGCGTCATCACCAGAACTAGCGTCAACATAGACAACCTTAGGTTGGTTAGTAAAAGTACCACCAGAAGTAATACCAACCCAGTTAGTGCCATTCCAAACAGAAAGGGTCAGGTCATCATCAGGGTCAACCCACACCGCACCTTTACCTACACCACTACCAGCTGGTGCAGTGTTTTGTACGTAGTTTTCAAAACGACGAATAGCAGCAGAGGCAGTGAAGACTTGATCATCACCACCAGCAACTTGATAGTCAGCAATTTGTTCAGCCAGTTGAACCTTGTCAACATCTTTAATCCTGTCAAAGTCAACAGAATTAGCACTGATACCAATGGTTACCTGACCACCAGAACCAGTCTTGTTAAGACCAGTACCGTCAACCAAGATGTCAGTTTCGACAACATGATCGATATAATCTTTAACAGCACCAGTGGTAGGTACAGCAACATCATCGTCAGGCATGACATCAGATGCTGCAGCCAGTTCAGCCTTAGTAAAGGTTTCGTTTACTTCATCTTGAAAACGCTGATCCAAAGATGCAGTGGTTGCAATAGTCAAATCATCACTACGCCAAGCATCAGCAGAATACAAGGTGTTATCAAAACGATCCCAATAGTTATCTAGCAGATACTGGTAAACTTCTTCAGGAACGTCTTGACAGTTAGCCTCTTGAATTGCATAACGAAGCTGCTCAAAGTTTTTGTTCAGATCATCAGATCGAATAGCTGAACCAGGATTGAACAAAGCACGGATGTCGGCAATATTAGTAATACGACGGATCCGTACGTTGTCAACAGCAACTTCACCAGGATCAGCAGGTACCGCAGGTGCGGGTGGAGCAGTACCTGTAAATTCTACAATAGTAGGGTTAGCATCTGTAACTTGCCAAGGATATGTCCCATCAGTCGTGAGCTTTTCGTCCCATTCTTTAGTTGTAGCGTTCCAAAAGTAAACGTGTATTTCAGATTTAAAAATGTACGGAAAGTCAAAAGAAAAATTAACTTTGCTTCCGTCTCCAGCTTGAATTGTTTGTACGTCAGTACACGACATAATAAGTCACAATGTTAATTACGGGTTTGGGTGAGTTCTTCTAGTGCAGAGATGCGTCCACTTTGAGCTTCACGTTTTGCCGCTTCCGCTGCTCGGCGGCGGCCTTCAATAGCCAAACGCATATCGCTATTCAATTCAACAAAAGCTAGTTTTTCAGCATCTCTAAGTGCAAGCCCTAATTGATAATGAATAAGATCATAATCTTGTAGGTCAGTTTCTTCAGAAGTTACGCCTGCCCTACGTGCTTCTTTAAGCTTTTGAATTGTGTTTTTACTTTCAGCTCGTTGGCTGATCGCTTTAATACGTTTTTTAAAGTGCCCTTGCTCGCCCATAATACGGAACAATTCAGAACGTTCTGTATCTTCTAATTTAACACCTTTAAACGATTTAAATGAAGTTGCGATGTTAAATTCAATATCCTGCAAGAAACGCTCTTCATCAGTTTGTCCAGGATGGATTTTAAATGGGAAATAAGCATTCCAAACGCGTTGAGCAAGTGTGTATTTATTAGGGATTTTTCCTGTTACAGGGTTATAAATATAAGGAAGTCTGTTTGCAGGATCTACTACACCGATAGCTTGGTTACGGTTTGCTAAATGAGCTTTCAAATCATCTTCAACAAGTTTTAAACCACCGTCAAGTACTCTACCCATTTCACTTCGCAATCCTCCAAGAGGTGTGAGAGAATTTAGCATACCAGCACTCCAACGATTAGCCTCAAATGAATTACCAGCTGCTAGTTCTACAATAGGTCGTAAGTTTGACACAAGCGCTTGATTGGTTACAGCACCACCAAGAACAAAGGAAAGCTTTTGGAGTAGTTGTTCGGTTTTAGCCTCACCTAGCATGTCAAAATTGTCAGCAACATTGACAACAGCTGCAACCCAGTTAGCAAGACCAGGACCAAGAATTTTTTCGTATTCTATTCTAGCATCACCAACTGTGATAGTACGCTTTTTCCAATTACTATTTTGTTCACGAGACCTTTGAGCAGTGCGATCATAAAGACCGTCACCTGTAATGTCTACTTTACCAAAGAAAAGACCAGTTACAAGTGCAGATGTAATAACTGTGCCGAAAGCTTTTTTACCAAGTGCTTTATTCTTAAGATCTATAAGACTATCAATCTTGGCTACTTCATCCATTTGACTAGGATCAAACCCACGACTAGAAAGCAATTTATCCATTAATTGTGGGTTTTCAATTAAATCGTCAACAGGGGTGTAAACTAAATCATTAAGATCTTGCTGAAAAGCTCTTAGTGGTAGCGGGGCATAATCATCTGCTTGCTTAAGTAAGTTAACTGTAGTTCCAGGGAACATAAAGAACATACGAGCGCCCGGATATGATTGAAGGAAGCTATCAAGAGATTTAACCATATCAGTATCAAGGTTAAGAGCAATCTCATCAGAATTGTATTTAACAGCTTTGTCAGCAATGATACCGTTGGCGTCAAACATGCTGTTATATTCAACATTAGCAAGCTCATGAATCCGTTTAGGCGTTGCTTTTTCTCCCAAACGTTTTAGCTCACTCATAGCACGAAAACGTGCATGAGCGTTGGCCAAAGTCGCATTAGTCCAACCATCAAACCCAGTAAAAGTATTTGGTGTTAGCCTAAAAACGGGGTCCATCTCCATATGCTTCATGTTCTCATACATGTTGACGAGATACAGGAAACCCTCTTTTCCTTCTTCTTGTGCAAGCTCTTCTGCAATCTTTTTATATGAAGCAAGTTTCTCTTCAAATTTAATTACAGAATCAAGTCGTGTTTGACTTTTAACAGAATTTGGGTTCTGAGAAGCCTTCATAAAAATCTTACCAGCATATGGTAGTGCTTTCTTTTGAGTATCCCAAATAGCACTATACGCCATCCAACCACGTTGCAGGGAATCCATGTCCTGACGCAACAAAGCACCAGAAAAATAAGTCAAAGGTTCTGCAATAGTACCACCTAAGTTACCGTACAATGCTTGTACTGAAGAACCGATAGCAGATAGAATGGAATTAAAGAAATTACCTCTTATAGCTTGCTCAAGAATATTAGGTGCTTCTGGATTACCATCATAAATCGGCCTAAATTTTGTAAAAGCATATTGAATTTCGTCATTTAACTTTTGGATGCTATTAACTCTACCATCAGTAAGTTCATACAATTCCATTAAAGCTTCAGCACTTTTAGGATAAGTATTATTTAGGTAATCTAAATTCTCACCAAATACCTCAACTTCACGTTGAATTGATTGCAAAAGTGCATCAACTTCATCTGGTCGTGTTACTTCTGGTTTTGGGTCAATTCCTTTTTTAGATAGCAGGTTAAACCGTTTAGTGGTAGTAGCTTTTTTAGTAGCGTAATGATTAGTAATACGTTGCAGTTTCATTAGATACTGCAGGTTTTCTTTGACCCGCTCTTGAGCTGTATACATGGATCTAGACCCACGATTAATACGCATACCTTCAGCAATATCTGAAACCTGACCACCAAGAGAAGTGGCAAGGTAAGACTGAGCACGAGCAATGTCCATGCCAGTCATATCATCACTGTAGTTATTCATAGCACGGAACAGTGAAGCGTAACCTTCTTCGGCTACATATTCCACACCATCTGCATTTTTTACAATATAAGGATCTAAAATTTGCCTAAGCTCTTTGATACCCATAGAAGGGTCGAACAGTTCAATAGCAAGATTTTCACCTTGAGCAAGTACATCAGTGTGTGTAATATTCCAACCAGCACCTTCCATGCCATACTCACCAGCATCTTTCAGCTGACGAGTGAGACCAAGGGTAATTTCTTCAGAAGCTGCTGGAACTGTTACACCATATTTAACTGCAGGTGTACTAACCATAGAACCTAAACGACCGTAAACTGTGTCGTAGTTGTTAGCAACACGTACAGCGTCAAGGCTAGCACCAACAATACCAAAGTCATCTACAGTACGAATACCAATTTCATTCCAATCATAAAGATCATGAACACCTTTAAGTGCTACGTTAGGATCTGTATTAACAGACAAATTGTATGCACCAAGCTCATCTAACGCTTCATCTTGTCTGATAGCGTAAGCAGCAACATCAACAGCCTCTTCGTCGATAAGACCTTCATCAACAAAACGTTGCATATTTGACTGCTGTGCTGCTTCATCTAGTTCATCCCAACTACGACTAACTTCACCACCTTGGTAAGCTTCATTCCATAGTTTACGTGATTGTTCAGCAGCAGCACTCTTAGGTTGAGCTGCTTCAATAAATTTAGCAGCCTGTGGGCTTTCAGCAGTGATAACAGGAAGTACTTGGTTAGGTTTAGTAAAGGCGTTTCCTTTAGAAAACAATTGTTTTACTTCACCAATAGCTGAAGCAAATTTCCTAGTAGCTCCAACAAAAGGAATCAAAAAGCCAAGAGCAAGGTCTTCGTTAATATTCTTTTGACGTTTGACATCTGGAGAATCAGTATCCAACGTAGCCATGCTATCGGGAATAAAGTCCCATTGAGGTGGCAGCATTTTTTTAATACTACCAGTTAGGTTATCCTCTTCATATTCACTACTAACAGCACCAACAGCAACACCAGATGCAGCCTCAACACCACGTGCTCCGAGGAAGCGCATAAAAGCAGTGTTACCTAGGCTCCAACCAACACGTGCCTGAGCAGCACGGCCAGCCATCATACCAAGGCCTCCTAGGAACATTGTAGGTAATACAACTGAAGAGACTTCCCGTACAAATTGTGCTGCCCCATCTTCATATTTAGTAGTTTTTGGGATCTGTGCACTTTTAGGTAAGATTGTATTAATTGCATCAGTAGCAAAATCAGTCACACCTACGCCTGGCGCAGCCAAACGAGCAGTTACTTGAGTGCTAAGCTCACCTAAACCTTGACCAAAATAAGCGCCAGGTTGGTTTTCTTTGTAAAGTTTATTAAATTCAGGTTTAACAAAAGGTATGCCATCACGGTATTCAATATGCTCTACAGCATATGTTTTGCCGTTATTAAAGGTAACAGTTTTACCAGAGAGTGGCTGCGGAGCAGCTTCAGTAGACGATTGCTGCTCCGTAGAGACAGCAGGGGTTGTTTGAGGCGAGGGTTGCGCTCCCGTAGGAGGTTGCTCAATTTCTTGTTGAGCCTGCAAGGCAGATTGCTTTTCAGCACGAATCTGCCTAGCCTGTTGAATATTTTCTAGAATCTGTTCTCTAGATTCTTCAGAAGAATATTCCTCTATTTCTTCATCAGTTAGAGTGTAATGCGCCTCAAAACCCTCTTGAGAAAGAGGATCAGTCATATGTGTTTAAGTGTTTAATTAATTTAACGGGTTAGTTCTTCAACAATTCTACGACCCAATGCCTCATAATTATTATAAGGTGCCATTGAATTACTACCTGCCGGTGCTGGTGCCAAGAAATCAATAGACGCAATAGTACCATCGTAACTTTGGACGCTACCAGTTCCTCCTTGTGTACCAATTATATCACCTTTGTTAATCTCTTGGCCTACTGTAAGGTTAGGAGTTTCGGCAAGGTGAGCGTACACAACATCAACAGGTTCTCTTGTTTCGGGATCAATGCTTTCAATAACAACCATGTTTCCATAGCCCGATCCATCTGGATTATATTGTTGCCTAATGTCTTTCACTCTACCATGTAGAACTGCTGGGAACTTTTTGTCCTCAAAGAAGACATCAATTCCAGGTTGACCGTAATCAAAAGTTACTGAAGATACATTAGGGTTGTTTGATGAGAAAGCATAAGATTGTCTGTTGGTTTGATTATAAACACCACGGTTGGTAAAAGTTGGACGGGTATAGTTATTAACTGTACCGTTTGCTTGCTGGATCCCACGGTCAACGCTTTGAAGAGTACGATTAGTTTCTTCAAACAGTTTCCTAACTTCAGGATCTTGTCTGTTAATAACTTCAATTTCAGGGCTAGTAATTAGCTCAATAGGTTGATTAGGGAATTTAGCATTATGTGCTTGAATTGAAGCGTTAATTAACTCTACCATATTTAGAGAGCGGCCATTCGGCTTAGCCCGCAAACGTCGTAGTGAAGATTCCATTTCTGGAGTCCATAGCTTCACAAAATCACCGCCAGTATAATGGGTTTGCGAGAGGTTTTGTAACAACTCCTTTGACATAATTAGATAAGGATTCTCTGTTATAGCGGTGTTCCAGGAACCTCCTTTTGCTTCAACAGCCCTTTCAATATTTCCAATGCGGGTCTGGCTATCAGAATAAAGCTTTGCTTCTGCTTTGTCTAGATTTGGCAATGTTGCTTCACCATTGGCGCCAACACCAACCAAAAACAAAGCTTCGGGATTACCAGAGTTTGCTAAACCAACCTGCTCTTGATGTTTTTTTGTAGCATGTCTCAAGGCTTCGGCGGTATTACCATCATTTAAACGCAAACCTTCTTTGTAATTAATTTCAAATTGCCGCCGCATGGCAATATAAAGCCTTTGAGCAATCGGCCCTTTATTACCAATTGGAGTTACATCAGCAAGTTTACCAGCACTTTGTTCCAAACTATCAAGCCTGTCTTGATAATTTTTCCCGTATTTGCTAGTTTTATTTTGATCAACTAGCAGCTTTTGAGCTTCAGCACGAAGCTGTCGATTGTCGATTGCAAGTACTGCTCCTTGTGTTATACCATTAACATTGCGTAGTTGTTGTAGCCTTTCTAATTTTGCTTGGTCTTGCTCCAAATTCTCTTGGGCATATTGTTGTGCATCTCTAGTTAAATTTCGAGGTACAACACCTTCAAATTTTTGCCTAATTAATTTTTCCGTGGAAGCAAACCAATCAGCATCTCCTTGTGCATCTCTTGCAGCTAATACACCGCGTTCTACCGCAGTGTTGTACATTTTGTCATAAAACTTTTCAGCATCTCTAAGATTTTTACGTTCTTTAGCTGCATAATCTGCTTCTTTAGCTTCTCTCAATGTACGGTTAATTTCTGCAACTCTTTGTTTACGCTGCCCAAAAGGAATCTTAGGTTGCCCATCAACACTAAGGTTAGCATTGTAAAGTGCGTCTACAGGGTTAACTGGATCACCATTTACATCAACTGTTTTAAACCTTTCAGTTAACCAATCAAGCGCACCTGCTGGTCCTTTACGTAGCACTAGATCTGGCCAAATAGTTTCAATGTATACGGTTGCTTCTGCTGAAACATACTTGTCAGATTTTGGATTATAAACAGTCCCTAAAGTATATGTAATAGATAGGTCTGCTTTTTCGTCAATATCTTGTACGTATGCCTTGCCAGCTGTTTTATTTACTTGTTGGTTCTCTCCTAGCATTGTATCTAGCAAACCACTAGCTTGCAGCAACGCCGGGTTAATACCTGTCAGACCGTTAAGAGTTAGGTAACGCTGCATTGTTTCAGAAGCAACAATACCAGACTTTACTGGATCACGTACAGCTTGTTTCCCTGTAAATCTATTACCTTGCTCATCTGTATATTCAAAAGTATCATCCAAAAATGAATCTTTTAGAAAAGTATGGTACTGTTCTCCTAACTGTTTAAAGGTAGCAAGTTTAGCACCATAGCTAAGTTCTCTAATGCGTTCAGAAGCTGTACTAAGTTCTACTTCAGATGCACCTTCATTTTTACTGCCTTGTAACGCGGCTGTTAGCTCAACTTGTTTTGCAGTAGATTCTGCAATCATAGCTTTGACTTGCTTAACAGCAGGCGCATCGTCACCTAGAATCAGGACATCAGCATAGTCTTGATTCCATTGTTCATGCAACCTTTCAACTTCAATTTCTTGTAGCTTAAGCGCTGCTTTATTACTCAGACCAGCAATCGTACTATAAATTTGTTTGCTAGCAGCAGTTTCTGCTTCATACTGCTTCATAGCCCGTTCATTTTGTTGACGGGCTTTGTCGATGTTAATTTGAGTATTTTGTTGCTGAATCCTACGATCACGTTCTAATTGATCTGATTGGATTTTACTAGCATCCCCCATCGCTTTCGACATGCGATCACGATTAGAGATTACTGCGTCACGTTCTTCCCGCAACGCATTAGCAATCCTATTTGCATATTCTGTTAGGCGTGCCTCACCTTGTGTTGAAACTTGGGCTGGCTGAAAAGAACCGCCTTTTGTAGATCGTTTGTATTTAGCCATTATGTTTTAGAAGGGTTATAAGGATCTTTAGGCGTAAATGTCTCTTTAGATGTCTTACCCACATTCCAATCAATACTACCCAATTGTGTAAACGCACTACCAATACCTGCAATAAGAGGTGCTGTAGTGCTTTGAGGTACAGGCGGTGCACTGTATCCAGGTTGTACGTTCATTGGTTGCATCCAAGTTGGTGAAGGCGGTTTAACAGGTGCAGGAATATCAGGAAGATTTTCAGGCCTAAGCATACGTGATGCCTCAACACGAGCATCGGCGACGTATTTACCTAAACCAATCTCTAACATATTGAGTTGAGATTGTTGGATTTGACCTGTCAAACTTGCATCCATAACAGCTATATCACGTGCAATTTCTGCAACACTTGATTGAACACGTTTGTTCATAGAGCCGCCAGCTTGACCAAGACGTGCTGCGCCTTCAGCTTTAAGTTGTGATACAAGTGTTTCTTGACGATTAAATGCATACTCAGTACGAGCATCATCCACCGCCATCTGTTCTTGCGTTAAACCTTGTTGAGCTGCAATCTCATTATAGGTTAGCTGTTTATTGGAATTTTGTGTGTTTAGTAAATACTTTTCAGCATCAGTTTTCTCTTGAAGTGCCCTAAGAGTAGTTTGATATTGCCAAGTTTTTACTGCAGTATCAAAATCATACTGTGCTCTTTTTTCGTAGTTCTCTTTATCTACCCTAACCTTCTCTCTAGCATACCTATTGGCATCTCTAGCTGCTTGTTTAGCTGCTTTTTTCTCTTTTTTATGTGCCTTCTTTGCGGCTCTGTTTTGTTTAGCAGCACTACTGGAACCAGCAATTCCACCAATTAAAGATGTTGCTGCGCCAATGCCCCCTAAAATTGCGCCAAGGGCCATAATTAAGTCCTCCTATAGAATCGGGGAGAGTAGTTACCTTCCCACATCATTGACACCAATGATACAGGATATGGAAAATTGCTTGTCACTTTAAGTTCAAAATTAGTGTTACGGCGGTGGACTGGTACGGTAAATACCCGTTCAGATACTACAGGATTGGTGTCTCCAGAGTAATAATCAGCTTCTGCAGTGTGTTGGATGTTTGTCCAATCATTAGAACCTTTTGATTTGATTTTAAACGTAACCGCACCTGTCTTACCAACAGAGAATTTAACTCTAGAAATAGTTAGAGTTGCGGTGTAATCAGTTGTTACTTCATTACGCCTGAAATAAAACTTAGGTAGTGTTACTTCAAAGTCATAGTTATAACCGACAACAATACCATCAGCATAACCAGAGAAGTCACCCTTTACTTCAAAGTAACGGAAACCTGTACCAATTTCAGTACGTTCTGTAGCAGCTGCCCAGTAGCCTTGATCAGACTCAAGCACTGCATCTGTGCCTACATCAGCTGTAGGAACAGTCAGCAACATAGCAGCTTCTTTATCTTGGATTGGTGTGTAAGGTACGTAGATCTTAGTGATGTCGTTTGTGGTATCATAAACCACAGCATCAACTGCAATATCAGGTTTGACAGGACGTGTAGCCATGTCCAGACAAGAGTTGCCAGTAATGGCTGCAGCTTCAGATACTACAGAACCATTTGGAATTTCATCCAACTCAATCTTACCAATGGTGTATTCGTCTTCATGTTGTCCAACAACATAGACAGCATCGTTGATAATTTTAGCTGCTTGAATTGTATTAGATAGTTCCCACTTAGTCCAAGCTTGGAATAGATCTTCCTTACCGTTGTTGTAGTACCTATACAGGTACAGGTAAGAAGTGTCTCTATCTACAAGCATGATGACAGAGTTAGGGGGACTTGCTGACATAGAGTCAACAGTGTCTGGGATCCACTCAAGCACAGCCTTACTAATGTCTACAACAACAGGAGACTGTTCTACATCACGTAGTTGTAGTGTAAAGAGTTTACTGTACCCAGGAACACGGCTAATAAATGCTGGTGTAGTACCAACATCAACTGGTGCAATGTCAGTAGCCATCTCATAGTTAGAGAGTGCTCGGATCACTGAAGAGCTAGGTGTAAGCACGCTAGCATCAGTTGCATACAATTGGAACTGTTGACGTTCACTAAACAAGATAAGACCTTGTGGAGACGGTAAAACGTCAGACAACGTAACAGGGCGTACACTAGATACGTTCAAATCGATGGGATCTGAATCAACCTGAGTAAGTGCTGATTTAACAAAGAAGTTATAGGAGTCGTTAGCTGTACCAAGGAATACATTATCACCAGACAACACACCAAAGCGGTTGCTGTAGAAGAATGAAGAGCTGATAGAACTACCAATAAATGAAGGTTTAGGACTGGTGGTGTTGTCTCCAGTCAACCTAGCATTCCAAGTAATAGGTGCAAAGGTAAATGTAGTAGCTCCAGTGTTAACTAGCTCATGCGGCATCGTAGCTGCATCCAATCCAGGGGATGCATCACGCGCTAATGTTTCTTCCCAATAACCATCACCACCAGTGCCATTATAGGCGACATACTTAACGTAGTAATCGTCATCAGCAGATTCACTGTTTAGAATCCTAACAGTGTTATTGTGGAAAGATTGTAAAGCTAGCTTATCAATAGTGGTTACATCATCCAAGTAAGCTTGGAGAGAATCGTTGGTTACACCACCTTTAGCGTTAAGAGTAAATGGTAAGGCAGTACCACCAGGGGTACTATAATCTGTTACAACACCATTTGCTTCATTTGTACGCCGGATAACAAGACTGTTGATATAACCTTCTAGGTACCATCGCCCTGTAAAGTTTGCGTTACTTGCGGCTTGTTCAGTAAGGATATGGCCTCTAATTGCGTCCATCATGTGTGCATTAGCATGTACATCGCCGGCATCAAACAGCAACATTTGGTCAAAAGTATCGTTACTAGGGGCAAATTCAATCAAATCCCCCTGCAAAGTAACAGTATAAGGACCGGTACCTGTGTTGTTCTCTACTGCAATTAGTTTTAACGTACCAACAGAGTTAGCCAAATAAGTACCATCTGCTTGCATAGCAGTAGTAACACTTTTGTTTGTAATAACAGTGGTGTCTTGGATACTACGAAAGTGGTAATCATTTTGTGATGTACCGGTTAGGTAAGCTGTACCTGTGTTAGTTACAGTACAAAACGTACCTTGATCTGCAGTCCAAACAAAGATGTCAGTACCTTTAATACAACCAATGTAAGAACCAGCAGTAGCACGGTCAATAAAAAACCATGCTGCACCAGCTAGTTCACTTTTTGTGTAGGCATCACCATTAGCTTTACGCAGCACATTAGTATGCTGCATCCCAGGTCTTTTAAGAAGACCAAAAGTGGGGTCAGGGTAACCGTTAATACACTCAGTTATCTGACCTTCTAGTTTCTTGTCGTCGTTTTGTTTAGAGACACCACCAAGAAAGTTAGGTGTCAGTTGAGTTACTACTGGCATTAGCGGGTCAAGGTATGGAACGGTTGGTAGGGTTGGTAATAATCACCACCCTTAGGAGAACCAAAGAATGAAACATCTTCTTGGTTACACTCATACTCCATCGCCATAGCACGGGCATAACCTTCTTTTTCTTGTAGCATCTGGTATTGATTGGGGTCACCAATAATACGGCTAGATACAATAGCAGCAGCACGTGCTACGATAAATGCTTGGATAGGTTGTGGGATGTTTGCCCAATCAAAGTACCAAGTAATATCAACATAGAGTGTAGCGTCAGTCCACTTGTAGGAGTGAGCGCGTTTGTCGTAGAGTTTACCTCCACGGTTAATAGAATCCCTGTTGATGTTTTGCGTGTAGTTTCTATTCAGATCCATTTGAAGTACGTTGTTAGCAATCTGTACTTCGTTGTTAGAATCAGGAGTAATTTTATAATCGTATTCTCTATTGAAGGACCATCCTTCACTCTGTACTTCACGTGAGACTTCCCTCAGGGTGTTGAGTGCAATCGCAACGTCCGGGTTGGTTTGAGTTTCAACTCTACTTGTAATGTTAGATTGAGTCAAAGTACGTTCAGCTACAGTCTGAGAAATATTCAGAGTGTATTCATAGGTTACAGGATCAGTAGCAGGTACAGCTTCTACACCAGCAACAGCAATAGAAGTACCAGTAGCAACACCAGTACCACCAATGTAAGTTCCAACAGGAATGTTAGCAGTGGTTGTAGTAAGAGTAGTGCCAGCAATAGAACCAATAAAACGTCCGACTTCGTTAATTACAAATGTTTCTTCAGTTGTCAACGTGGTTACAGGAGCCTGACCAACTGACGCCAGGATCTGATTAACAGCTTGTAGCTCAGTGTTGGAGCCAGTAGTAGGGAAAGGCATAGTTGCAAATGAGTTTTATTCTCAATAAAGAATTAAAAAAAAGGAGCCCCCGAAGAGGCTCCCAAGAAAAGATAAATCAGAATGCAGAAGGCTTGACGTTGGTAGCATAAAGCTCAACGGCAGCAGCAGGATTCAGGTAGTCAGCGCCCATGGCGAGACGACCCAGGATCACGTCACCCTGATAGATCACGGAGACATCGCCGCTGGTGACTTGCACCTGAGGAGCGATAGCTTCGACACAACCAGCAGCTTCACGCTGGAAGATCAGACCACAGGAAGTGGCACCGACTTCAGCAGCAGTACCGTAGTCATTGTTGATACCACCCTCAGCGTCAGAGGCGTCTTCCATAGCAGTACCAATGAAAGAACCAGTTTTACCAGGATCATTAACAGCGCCGCCGTAGTTCACACCATACTTACCGAAGAACGGAATGTTCATCGACTTGTAGATCTTGATACCGGCGATTTCCACGATACCTTGACCATTTTGCAGTGCGGTACCTTGGACATCACGGTTCACAAGACCGTTGGAGCCAACAGCTTGGATCAGTTCATAGTACTGACGGGGGTTCAGGATAGCAACACGGCCATCAGAAGACACTCCCTTTTCATCCAGAGCAGCGGCAGCATCATAGAAACCAGAAATCAGGTTGGCAGATGCATAAGCGTCTGCTTCAGTAGTACCGATTGCGATTTGAGTACCACCGGGCTCAATATAGCCAGCAGCAGACACAGGAGAAGCAGCACGTGCACCACGAGTGATAGCACGGAAGATGTAACGGTCATACTTTTCTGCAAGAGCGTAGCCGATCTTACGTGAGATCTCGCTCCGCAGGTCATAATGAGAAAGGGTCTCATCAAGGTCGTATACGAAGGCTGAGCTGATAAGCAGATCGTCGACCGTGATGGTCTTCTCAGCCACCGGAGGTGCATTGTTGGTATCACCCAGGATGCTATTGCCAGGAGTATGGAACTCACTCTTGGTACGACCGGTGTAGATGAACTGGAGAGATTTGCCGTTCTTAAGGGTACGCTTCATCACCAGATCGC